CTGCGAGGAGTGCGTCGATCGAGTGGTAGATCTTGACGGTGGTCTCGCCGACCTCGTGGTCGTACGCGATCTGGCACATGTAGCCGACGCGCGGCGTGTCGTTGTTGTCGATCATGGCTTACTCCTTGTTGCGTGTTCTGGCGGCATGCAGCCGCGGGTGGTTGCCGATCTGCTCGCGCTCCCGCAGCTGGTCCCGGATGAGCCGGAACAGCGTTGTCAGGTCGCGCCGGTTGCCCTTGTAGATGAGGCCCGGCGCGCCATCGGCATAGAACGTCGCCGAGATGAATGCGCGCTTTGCGTCGTTGTTGTCGATCATGGCTTACTCCTTGTTGCGTGATCTGGTTTCGGCCTTCATGGCCTCATCAGTGCGGCGACAGCCGCAGACCAGCGTGTATTGATTCAGCGGGTTGTTCGACTCTTGGGGTCGCCAGCCGGTTGCGTTCCTACGCGCTCCCCCGACACGACGGGGTACCCAGCAGCCCCAACTCGGTGTGGGGATACCGAGCCGCCTGTGCGGCCCGGGAAGTGCAACCCCGTCGCCGGGGCTGTTTTCGTTTCGATTTGACGTTTCCGTCGCTTCGATACCGAGAAGATATACTCTGCGACGGAGATTGCAAGACCAATCGGATAAAAATATTCAATTTTATTGTCCTAGCGATCTAGTAGGCTATTCCGGCCGGGATTTGACTTTCTTGTCTCTCTTGTCTACCTAAGATAGGCATTCTGATCGGACTTCAAGCCCGATTGGCTAACAAACCGACAAGGAGACCGAACAATGGCGTCTTTACCGAACATTTCAGCGCGGCAGTGCAAGGCCGCCCGCGAGTTGCTGGGCTGGAACCAGCTCGACCTGGCAGTCGCCGTGGGCCTGTCGCCGGCCACGGTGAAGAACTACGAACGCGGCGCCGCCAGCACCGTAGGCACGGCAGCCGCGCTGCGGCAGACGTTCGAGTGCGCCGGCATCCGGTTCATCCTCGAGACCGCCAACGGCGCGAAAACGATCGGCGTGACGGTTGTTGAGCAGCAGTAGGACTTTCCGGTTTGCAGCCACCACATTTTGTGCTAGGCGTGCAAACCATGGCGAAAAACCGCCCCGGCAAGCGCGAACGCGACGATCAGCGCAAGTCGGATCAGGGCGGGAGTAAGCAGGCGTAAAGCCATCCGGCGTTGGCCGGGTAGGTGGCCCCAAGGGGACATCTATGCAGGACGCCAAGTTCCTCCCGATCGAGATCCAGAAGTCCACCAGCGGCGCCGACGCCCGCTTTGTCATGTCGGCGGCCACGCCCGATCGCGTGCGCGATACCATCGACCCGACCGCCTACAAGGCGCTGAAGGTAAGCAAGCTCATCGCGCTCTGGCAGCACGACCAGGACAAGCCGATCGGCTGGTGGGAGAACCTCAAGGCCGACGGCGACAAGCTGGTCGGCGACCTGAAGCTGGCCGGCACGGCGCTGGCCCAGATGGTGAAGCAGCTGATCGCCGACGGCGTCCCGCTGGGCGCCTCGATCGGCTTCCGGGGCAAGGGCGAGCCGAACAAGGCCGGCGGCATTCACTTCAAAGAGATCGAACTCCTCGAGACCTCGATCGTCTCGGTCCCCGCGCATCCTCGCGCCTTCCAGATCGCCAAGAATTTCGGCCTCACGTCAGTCATCGACGGCGAGCCGAATACTGTCGCCGTGTCAGGCGATGCCATCCGCAACGCCAAGGCCGCCATCCTGTCGGCCAATCGCACATTGAGGAACTGAACCATGTCGCTTGCCAAGCGCATCGAGTCGGCCGAGGCCGAACTCGTTTCCCTGAAGGACCAGCTGGTCGAGGCCACGAAGGCGCTCGAGGCCGCTCCCGACGAAGAGACCCTTCTCGCCCAGGTCGAGGAACTGACCGGCAAGGTCGAGAAGCACGATGCCACCGTCTCCGCGCTGAAGAAGGCCGAGGCCGCGCTCGCCGCCCGCGCCAAGCCGATCGACGCGCCGGCCGTGATCCCGACCGTCAAGGCCGACGGCAAGGGCGACGGCGATCTGCTGTTCAAGATGGCGACCGCCCAGTTCCTCGCGTTCTCGCAGCGCAAGGATGTCGGCCAGGTCCTCGAGGAGCGGTACAAGGGCCACAACGCCCTGCCGGCCGCGTTCGACTACGTCTCCAAGAGCGTGGTGAACCCGGCGATGACCTCGACGGTCGGTTGGGCCGCCGAACTGGTCCAGTCGGACGTGCAGGGCTTCCTGAACACGCTGCGGACTGTTTCGGTTGCGGCCGAACTGGCGTCGCGTTCGATGCGCCTGTCGTTCGGTGGCTACGATAGCATCACCGTGCCGTCGCGGAACCCGCTCGGCGCCACGCTGTCGGAACCGGCCTGGACGGGCGAAGCCGGCGCGATCCCGCTGACGCAGTTCGCGTTCGGTTCGACCAAGATCAACCGCTACAAGCTGGCCGCGATCTCGACCTTCACCCGCGAGCTTGCCGATCGTAGCACGCCGCAGATCGAAGGCCTCCTTCGCGACGCGCTGACCGAGGCCTACGCCCAGGTCCTCGACGCCGCGCTGCTGTCGAACGCGGCGGCCGTCACCGGCGTGCGCCCGGCCGGTCTGCTGGCCGGTGTCACCGGCGTTGCCGGCACCGCCGGCGGCGGCGAGGCTGCCGTCATCGCCGACATGAAGGCGGCGATCACCGCCATGACGAACGCCCGCCTGGGCGCCCGTCCGGTGCTGATCATCCCGACGGCGAACCGTCTGTCGCTGTCGCTGATGATGAACCCGCTCGGCCAGCGCGCCTTCGCCGATGAGATCGGCGCCGGCCGCCTGCTGGGCGTCGAGGTCATCTCGAGCCAGCACGTCCCGGCGAACACCGCGATCCTGATCGACGCGGCGACCTTCGCGACCGCCTTCGACACGCCCATGTTCGACGTTTCTGACGTGGCGACCGTGGTCGAGAGCAACGCGAACGGCACCGCGCCGACGATGGCCGCGACCGCGGCGCAGGCGGCGGTCGGCGCCGTCGGCACCGCCGGCCAGGTGCCGGTGAACTCCGGTATCGCCGTCGCCGGTTCGACCGGCGCCGCGACGACCGGGTTCCAGGCGCGCTCGCTGTGGCAGACCTACAGCGTCGGCATCCGCATGATCGCCCCGACCTCCTGGGCGCTCCTGCGCGGCACGGCCGCCGTGCATGAGACGACTGCCATCACCTGGTAGCAGCCGACGACTAGGGCGGGGGCTTCGGCCCCCGCTTCTTTCTCCACCTCGAGGCATCCATGACCGTCATCCTCATGCGAAACACTCCGGCCGGGCGTCGCGCCTATGCGATCAAGGCCGAGGAAGCGGCGGCGATGGTGGCGGCCGGCGAGGCGGTCCAGGACAAGACGCATACCGGCATCTTCGAAGAGGTCACCGAGGCCGAACGCGACCAAGGCTACATGACCCGCAACATGCAGGCGCTGCCGGTCACGGCGAAGCGTCGCGGTCGGCCGCCGAAGGTCCGCACCGAAGAGGACAGCGGCAAGTGAAGCTCCTCGACCGCCTGAAGTCGCTGGTGCGCGCCGAGGGCAGCTGGCGCGGCCCGTTCTTCGGCGTCGGCGAACTGGGCGGTTCCTACGCCATCTCGCACCTCGGCGACGGCTGGCAGCGCAACCTGTCGGTCAACAACGAACCGTGGCGCGTGGCCGCCGTCTACGCTTGCGTGATGGTGATCGCCCGCGCCGTATCGCAGTGCTATCCCCGCGTGGTGCGGATGTCGGACGGCGCGTTCGAAGAGGTCACGACGAACGCCGCGTACCGCGTGATGCGGAACCCGAATTCGTACCAGTCCACGCCCGACTTCCTGCTGAACCTGGTCGCGACGGCGCTGTTCCACGGCGAGGCGTTCGCGATCGCAACCCGCAACGACCGCACCGAGATCAATTCGCTGCACTTGCTGCCTCGAGGCGCGTGCCAGCCCATGGTGGACGACCAGACGCGGGAGATCTTCTACGCCGTCGGCGCGTCGCCGCTGGCGCCCGGTGGCGTGGACTACATCGCGCCGGCGCGTGACATCCTGCACCTCCGCTTCCACACGCCGCGCCATCCGCTGGTCGGCGAAAGCCCGATCAAGGCGGCGGCGCTGGCGATCGGCATCAACGTCGCGCTGTCGCAGTCGCAGGCGGTGTTCTTCAACAACATGAACCGGCCCAGCGGCGTTCTCTCGACCGACGTGGTGCTGAACCGGGAACAGATCGGCCAGCTGCGCGCCGCTTTCGAGGAACAGGCCGCCGGCATGGCGCAGGGCCGCATCCCGATCCTCGGCGGCGGCCTCAAGTTCGCGCCCATGTCGATCTCGAGCCAGGACGCCGAACTGGTGCAGGCGCAGCGGATGTCGATCGAGGACATCTGCCGCGTCTTCGGCGTGCCGCCTCCGCTGGTCGGCGACCTGGCGCACGCGACGCTGAACAACAGCGAGACGCTGATCCAGCATTTCCTGTCGATGTCGCTGGGCAGCTACATCGAGCATATCGACCGCGCCGTCGATCGGCTGTTCGGCCTCGGCCCGAATGAATACTTCGAACTCGATACGTCAGCATTGCTGCGGTCGAACTTCGAAGGCCGCATCGACGGTCTGACGAAGGCTGTGCAGGGCGGATTGATGACGCCGGATGAAGCCCGCGCCCGCGAGGGCCTCGGCTCTGTCAAGGGCGGCGATTCCGCCTACCTTCAGCGTCAGATGACGC